CGCTCGACGCGAGACGCGACAGCTGGCCGTGCACCTCGCCGTGTTGCGCCGAGTTCTCACGCTTGACGCGATGTGCGATGAGCGCACCGGTCACGCTCGCAGCAGCCGTCACGCACACACCGAGCAGGCCGAGGATGCCGAGCCGTTCGCCCTCCGTCAGGGCCAGGAGCAGCGCAGGCACGTCACTGCCCGTCGCCGAGGATCGCCTGCGCCGCCGGCTTCACGTCGTCGAGGCTTGTGGCGTCGACGATCGCCTGGGCGAGCTGGTGCAGCGGGTCGGGTGTGACCTCGACGACCGGCAGACCCGGCACAGTCTCGGTCAAGGCGACGCTGCCGTCGGCGTTGTAGGTCGTGAGCGTGGCAGTGCCGTCGCCGTTGTCGATCTTGGCGGTGACGAGCACGCCGTCCACGTAGTGCCAGTGACCGCTCATGCGAACCTCATCGCCACAAGAGGTGACTGGTTCACGTTGTCCGTGATCGCAGTCACCGCCGGATAGGACGTGATCGCACCGGTCCCTGGCGTCTTCAGCCACCCGCTGTATCCGTTGGCGGTGCTGGCCGACGCTGCTGGCATCGGTGCGATGTGCGACGCCGCTGCGGCCGAGCGTGCCGTGAGAGCGTTCGCTGACCGGTTGTGCGCCACGACGTAGTAGAGGCCGGGTGTGAGCGCTACGGCGGTCGTGGTCGTTGACAGGACCTGCGTCCCGTTGCCGGTCGTCGTGACGGTCACCGTGAACACCGACGAGTCGGGGTCGCCCGAGGCGTTGGCGGTCATCACATGCAGGTCGATCGACTGCGATGCGGCCGTCGCAGATGACAGATCGATCTGGAGGCCGTCAACACTGACCGACTGGTAGATCGGATACGGCGTCGCAGTCGCCGCACCGGAGGCGAGCGAGCGGGTGCCGCCGCCAGTGCAGTTCGGCGGGTAGTAGTAGCGACCGGCGACGTAGTAGGCCTCCACGACCGGCCGTGCGTAGGCCTGATCGCCACGCAGGTACGTCGAGGCGCTCGCAGTACCGCTTCCCAATCGTGCCGTCGCCAGCGTCCCCGACGTGATCTTCCCGGCGTCGATGGCATTCGGCACGTCGTTCGTCCGGCCCGGCCCGAGCACGAGGATCTCGCCCGACGAGGCGTTCACCCGGATGACCCGGCCGACGTTCTGAATCAGCTCACTCGTCCCGGTCGGCTTGGTCCCGGTCAGCTGGCCTGCGGTCGTCGACACGTACAGCGGCGCATTGATCGTGTAGCTGCCAGTGTTCAGGCCACGCACCACGCCCATAACCACGCACTGACCCTCGGCGTTGGCGATCAACTCGGAGTCGAGGAGTCCGATTGCCGGCATCTTCGCCGAGTCGTCGGCGTCGGCGGCTGCGACCTCGACCGCGCCGGACGCACCGACCGAGCCGGTGGCGTAGACCGGCGCACCCTTGGCGATGGTCACGCCCGACGTGTTCTTGACCGCCACGAACACCGGCACGTCGGCAGTCCACGCTCCGGTGCCATCGAGGAACGTGTATTCGCTCGGCGTGCCGGTACCGAGGCGTGCAGGTGCGAACACGCCGCTAGTCACCTTGGCGGCGTTCAGCGCCTGCGGGATACCGATCGTCCCGTCGGTCGTGCTGATCGTGTTCCCGACGCCATCGGTGAACGTGGTCGCACCGGCACCGGCGGTCGTCAGGTGCGACGGCTGGATGTCGAGGATCTTCGACCCGCCGAACTCGTGGACCGTCATCCACGCCACGTCCATGCGGTTCTGGATGCCGATCTTCCAGGTCTCGGTCCCGTTGGGGTCCATGCTGGCGAAGCGTGCGTCGGTCTCGGAAGCGACCGGTTCCCACCAGTAGCCGTCGCCGGTCTGCTCGATGCCGGTCACGCCGGTGTCGTAGGGAACCCAGCGCCACTGCGTCACGGTCTCGGTGGCCGTGTCGTGCGTCAGGCGTGCGATGACCGGCACACCGATCAGTTGGCTGCTGTCGTCGGCGAAGAATCCAGCCGACTCACCTGCAGCACCGGTCAGGGTCGACTCCCAAAACCACGCTGCGACACCCTCGGACAGGTCGCTGTAGGTCTCGTCGGGGTGAACCACCGCCCACTCCGACAGGTCGCCGCCGGTGGCGCTCGCCTTCGTCTGCGTGAGGATCTCCCGATACCGCTGGTACGGCCAGTCCTGACTGGTGCCTGCAAGCTCGGAGTCCTCGTAGGGTCGGTAGAGGTAGAACTTGGCCCGAATGTCGATGCCGTCCGGCGTGGCCGGCAGGGTGCCGGTGCCGGTGCCGGCGTTCGTGATCTGCCACGTGCCGCCGTAGTCGCCGTCCATGCTGGCGGCCGTCGGGTAGCAGCGCAGCCAGAGCGCCGTGGTCGTGTCGAGCTCGTCTGCGTGCGCCTCGGTGACGAACTGCCTGGTCTGTGTGAATCGCTTCGGTCCGAACGTGCCAGTCGTGACACGTGAGGCGTCCACGTAGCTGAGTGCGAAGCCCCACGCACCGCCGATGTTGATGGCAGTGAACGTCGCCGAGCTGGTCGCCACGATCGAGTAGCTCGACCCGACACCGAAGATCGTGTCCGACCCGGCACAGGAGATGGTCGTGGTGACCGCTGAGGCAGCGACCGTGAAGGACCGGCCAACGTTGTCCTCTGCGTCCGGCAGCGTGACAGCTGCGCCTGTTGTGGCGAGCAGTGACTCGTCGGTGATTGTGTAGGGACTCGTCGTCGTGAACACCGAGTCGGCCCGCTGGTATTGCTTGTGGTCGTCGTCGGCGAGGCCGGTGAGCGCACCGTGGTCGGTCACCCCACCGCCACCGCTCGGTGCCGAAGCGTTGACGACCTCGAGCGTGAGTGGCGTTTGCGTGACCGTCAGCTCGAACGTGGAGCCGTCGCCTTCGACGGTCACGTTCGACTGCGGAGAAGTGAACTCAACGGTCATGTCAGAGCGTCCACTGGTGCACGACGAAGGGGCCCGAGCACAGCGGGACGTCGTTGGTCCCGTCGTTCCACTGCATGGACCACCAGTACCGACCCGGGGTCAGCGTCGCGTCCGCTGCGGCGATGGCGATCTTGAACTTGCCGGCGGCGGCGTCGGTCTTCGTCACGGTGAACGACTTGGACGCTGCGTCGGTGACCTCGTCGGCGGTGATCTCGGCGGTGATCGTGTAGGACGCCAGGTTGACGGCGACGCCGTCGGCCTTCGCCGTGAACTCACGCGACCAGGTGCAGTTCTCCCGAACAGCCCACGGCGCGTGCGCGCCGGTGTCGTCGAAGGTGACGTTCTTCGCCATGATTACCCTCTCGGTAAATCTGCTTGGGAGTTACCAGCCGACTGATCCGACGACCCAGCCTGCCAAGCCTGCTGAGCCATACTTGCCAGACACCCACGATGCGCGTCCGGTCTGCGTCAGCGTCGTGACTGCGCCCGTACTGCCAACCACCTTGCGGATTGCCTGCGTGTTGTCATTAGCGCTGATCCACACATAGGTGCCGTCGGTCGTCAGGATCGGTGGCGTCGCTGTGCTGGACGAATAGGTGTACGTGTCGGCCAGCGTCATGGTTGCCGGGTCGATCCGGTAGACGTTCACGTTGGACAGACCGGCCACGAACAGATATCCACCAGCGAACACGATCTGTGACGGGTTGTAGTTCGATGGCAGCGTGTAAGTCGCAGAGACAGATCCGCTCGAGGCCGATACCTTGTGGATCTTGCCGGTCGATTCGTCCACACCGACGTACACGTTGCCGCTGTAGTAGGCAGCGACTCGAGCGCGTGAAGTGCCAACGTCCGGCATGTTGTACGTGGCAGTGACAGTGCGGCTGGCAACGTCCACCACTGAGACAGCCGACCGCAATGTCGAAGGTCCAGTCCGAACTGGCACCCACAAGGTCGTGGCATCGCTGAACGTCCACTGATTGGAGTCGGTGACCTGAATCGTGATCGTGGCGATCGAAGTCATGGCGTCGCGATCAATGACGTTGATGCCAGGCGACTGACTCACGTACAACTCGTCGCCCGCATTGATCGCAATAGGTGAGAGGAACGTGTAACCACTGAGCGCATATGTCCCAGCCAGCGTCAGCGATCGCAGCTCCCACTTCTCGACCACATTCGTGAACGGCCGATACAGGAATGTCCCGTCGTCGGTCACACGCCGGTCGATCGGCACAACTGATGCCGTGGTCAGGACAGGTTGCCCAATCGTCTGATTGGTCTGTGGATCTATCAGGCCGACACGCTCTGACGACGAGACCACCTTCACATGCAAAACCTGCGGCACGCCTAGCGCTCCCCGAACACCAGCGTGACGACGAGACCGGCCGCACCGGTGCCCACCGCAGTAGTCGACACCTGCATGGAATACAGCGGCGTCACGTCGACCTGGGCGATCGTCATGCCGAACACCGCATCCCGTCCGGCAGGGACCGTGATCGTCGTCGACGACGACCCGCCCGACTGGCTGAACTCGACCGGGAACCCGGCGATCTTCACCACGCACGTCGTAGCTGTCGTGCCGGCGGTCTTCAACGTCACGAACGCAGACTGCAGGCGGCCGTAGTCGCTCGGATACTTGATGCCGGAGTCCGAGACCTCGAGCGTGTCCTGCGAGAAGTCCTGCTCGAACGTCCGCACACGACCGGCGCGCACGTCCGGGTCCAGGTCCCCGGCGATCGTCGCCGCAGCCGACCGGCCGTTCAGCGTTCCGTCGTTCAGCTGGCGCAGCTGGCCGTCGGCCTGCTGGAACCGAGTGGACGCCACACGCACCAGCTCGGGCGTGAAGGACAGCTGGCCGGTGGCGTCGTCCTCGGTGACCGTGATCGACCGCACCTGCATCGTCTCGCCCGTCAGGCTGTTGGACAGGCGTGGCACCGTCACCGACGCACCCGGTCCCCACTGACCGGCATACGGCGTCTCGGCGTCCGAGGTCGGCAGCAGACCGGCACGCACCGTCGTGATCCCCGAATCGAGCGTGTCGAGGTACTCGGTGATCGCAGCGGTCGTGGCGGCGCTGTTCGCAGTCGAGGTCAGCGACAGGAACGTCTCACGCCTGCCGTTGGCAGCGACAGACGTGGCGTCGGTGTCGGTCCGGTAGCCGCCCTGGTAGCGGGTCAAGATGGCGTTCTTGATCGTGCTCATCGGGGCTGGTCCTCCTCGAGCTCGGTGAGGTTCGACCCGATCGTGAACGTCGCAGCGTTCCGCTGCGTGATCGTGTCCCGCCGCCATACGTCGAGGACCAACCCGGCCGGACGTGCAGCGAACTCGATGGACGTGTCGGCCATCTGACGCAACACGTCGGCGTAGGTCTGGCCGACCCGGAACACGTGCGCCTGGTCGTTCGGCCACGGCTGGCCGGCAGAGTCGACCGTGTCGGTGCAGCCGAGCGCCCAGCTCGTGAGCGCACCACGTGCCTGCGCCTCCTCGAGCAAGGCCCGCAGGATGCGGCCGGGCGTCGGTGCCGGATACACCGTCGGGTAGTCCAAGCACTTCCACGAGGAACTGGTGCCGACCAGCAGGTTCGCCGACGAGTAGACCGCACCGGCACCGCCACCCGAGTGCACCGCCACCTGCAGGATGCCTCGTGACACGCCCGGCAGGGTCGGCGTCCACGCTCGGGACTCGGCCTCCACGGCGATGTAGTGCGTGCCTGCGGACAGCATAGGAGTGGCTCGATGTGAATGGATGAAGCTCTCCTCATTCGGCTCCGAGGTCCAGCCCGGCGTGACCAGCACACCGTCGACCCAGACCCGGCACCTCGAGGAGGCCGTGTAGAAGATCGCCACCCGATCAGCGCTGGCGAGACTGAACGTCGTGCGGAACAGCGACGCACCCTCAGGGTTGCCGCTGTTCGTCGCCCGGCTCCAGATCCAGTCGGTGCCGGTCAGGACCGAGGTCCAACCCTTCGGCGGGAACCAAGGGTCCGGCAGCGGCGGCACCGTCCTGGTGTTGGGTGCAAGACCCGACACACCCACAACCGCCGACTGCCAGCCGGTCGTCGACAGCTCAGGTGAGAACCAACCGAACGCCCGACTGTCCGAGGTCGGCCGAGCGCCGGTGCCGCCGTAAGGGAAGACGATCGCATCCTCCCAGGCCGAGACGAGACCCCGGCCGGTCAGAGTGAAGCCACGCGACGACTCCTCACCTTGGTCATAACGCCACTGCTTGGACTCGACCCGGCTGGCGAACGCATACGAACCGCCGGTGGTGGCCAGCTGGCCGGGTGTCGCCACCTTAAAGCGCAGCACCCGTGCGTCGATCGAAGCGTTGGCCGACGAAGACAGCACGCTGGCCTGGCCACGACCCATGCCGGACAGCTCGTCCTGAAACGACCGGCCGTAGGACTCGTCCAGCGATCCCAAGAACGTCAGGTTGTCGGCCGACCACGCCTCGACCAGCAGCTTCGCCGGCGTGAACGCAGCCTGCGGCACCGTCACATCGAAGCCACGCGCCTGCGCCGGTGACTGCAGCGTGTCGAAGGTGAGCGTCGAAGCCGACGACGAGGTCGTGAAGGCGACCGGACCACCGCTGCCTGTCAGTGCGCTGAAGGTCTCGGTGGCCATGACAGGCTCAGATCGTGAAGATCGACGACCCGAAGACGAGCGTCAGGTTCGACCCGTTCGGCGTGTAGGACAGCGCCGAGGCGTCTGACTTCGTGTCGAAGTAGCCGATGAGCGTGCTGGTCGACTCGGTGCCGGAGTCCTTGAACAGGACCCACGAGGTCACCGTGTCGCCGGTGAGCGCCGTGTAGGTCACGTCGGCGGCGTCGAAGGCCCCATCGGTCGTGGTCTTGGAGGCCAGTGCGCTCGAGGTCGCCACACGCGCCGATGCGCCGATGTCGTCCAGGTTGTCGTGCGCCGTCGAGTACGTGTAGCCCGAGTCGCACAGGACGATCTTGATCGTGTCGTTCAGCAGGTCGATGTCCCCGTCGAGGAGCGCCTTCTTCCCCTTCGGATAGAGCGCATTGGCCATTACTGAATCCTCCCGCTGGGGATGCTGATGCCGAGCACGGCACGCACCCATCGTCCGTCGAGCGACACCTCACCGGTCTCAAGGGACAGCACGTGCACCGGCTCGGTCAACGTGGTGCCCCCCGGGATCGTCAACACTGCGGACCGGGTGCCGTCGCCGGTGCCGGTCGGTGCGACCACGTTGTCGCGCAGGTAGACAATGTTCGTGTAGAGCTGGGCGGCGTAGCTGCCGGTCGCTGCGACCCCGTTGCGGTCGGCCAGACCGGAGATCAGCAGGTCCAGGGACACCGCACGTGACGTGTTGCGTCGCTGCAACGCGACGACACCCGACGCGCCAGGCACGATCCGGTCGTCGCCACGTTGGGGCGCTGGCATCCACAGGCGCATCAGCGAGTCGCCGGTCAGCTTCCAGCCGGCGCAGTTCATCGCGACGCCGCCGATGGTCAGGTCCCCGGCCGTCGTCGTCCACGTCAGACCGGCCATCACACACCCGCCAAGAACATGGCGTCGCGCTGCTGGCGGATCACCTCGGAGGCGGTCAGGCGGGCGTCGCTCGACTCGGTGATGTTGATCGACCCGATCGTCATTGACGTCTGACGTGACGACGACAGGTCCTGCACCAGGTTGTTCGGCACGATCATCCCCGACGTCTCCGGGACGAACAGCTCGGGGCCACGTTCGCCGACCATGAACGTCTCACCGGCCGCCACGGGCCCGCCGATGGCTCGTGGAGTGCCGTCAGGATTCTTCTGACCGAACCAGCCCAGGATCGTTCCGGGCCTGAACAGGGCGCCGATGATGACCTGCTTGTCTTGGAACTGGTTGTAGACGTCCAGCGCTGCGTCCCATTCGCCTCGACGGACCTTGGCGTAGATCTCCGACTGGACCTCGGCGGGCAAGTTGTCGAAGTCGGCTTGCAGGAACTGCAGCTGCGCCTTTGCTTCCTCGGTGCCGGAGATCAGGATCTGCGTGTTCACCTGCTCGGGCGTGAGGCCGACCGTCTCGATGTACTGGCGGGCGGCTTCCTCGGACATCCCGAGCGTGCCGATGAGGTAGTTCCGCAGGAACGCCTCGTAGTTCGACGCCGAGGCCAGCACGTCCTCGTTCGTGGCGCCGGCGGCGATCTGTGCCTGCAGGCTCTTGTTGACGGCGTCGCCCCAACCCTGCAGCGCGTCGACCGCCTTGTTCTGCGCCTCGGTGTACCCGCCGAGGGACGCAGCGACGGGGTCGAACCCCTCCGACGGCAGCGCCGACAGGACGGCTGCGACGGTCTGGCCCTCCTCGTCGGTCGTCGTACGGAACGACTTGAACGCCTCGCCGAGACCCTGCGCTGAGTCGACGATCCCCTGCAGGTCCCCGGTGACGACCTCGTAGCCGCGTGCGAATCCCTTGGCTGCAGCGCGACCCAGGTCGAACTCGGCGGTGACCTTGGCGAGCTCGAGGGTGAGCTCACCCTGAATGTCCTTTAGGTCCTCGGCGGTCGCTGTCACCTTGACCAGACCGTCGGCTGTTTCACCGGTTGCCAGCGCTTGCTGACGTGCGGCGTCGGTCGCCTTGCGGGTTTCGACGTCGAGGTTTCGCTGGCCGGCAGCGGCGTTGACCTGCTGGTCGACGAGGCCCTGCAGCCGGGCCCGTTGCTCGTCGACGACTGCCTGCTGCTCCGGGTTGGTGATCTGGATGTTGTCGAGCTGGGCGAGCGCCGACTTCAGTGCCGGGATGGAGCCTGACTCGGCGAGCTTGTCGACGGTTTCGCCCAGCTGGTTCAGGTCGATCTCGGCGGCGTTCGCGCCTTCGCCGAGCTGGGTGACGAGGTCTGAGTTGTTTCCGAAAAACCGCTGGAACGCAGTGACGGGCAGCAGCGCGCCCATCGACGCGAGGGACACCCCGATGTAGCTCAGGTTTTCGGTCCATCCGCCGCCGAACTTGATGGCGTCGTCGACGCTGCGCGACCAGCTGTCCAGCGTGCCGACGTTCGACTGGACGGCCGTGCCGAACGCTTGGAGCTGATCGCCGGAAGCGGCGCCCGACAGGATGAGCACGCTGTCGGCGAACGCTTTCGCGTCCTGGCTGCCCTTGTTGAAGGAGTTGCCGATCTCGATCACGGCAGCGGTGATCGCTGCGCCGATCGCCAGTGACCCGATGCCTGCAGCGGCGCGCCCGAAGTTCGTGAGCTGGCCGTTGCTGTCGCGCAACTTCTGGAAGACGCCAGACAGGTTGTCGCGCATCTGCAGGAACTGTCCGGTCGCGAACGACAACGCACCAAGGCCGCCGGCGCCGATCGCCGAGATCGTCGCCAGCGACCCGGCCGCAGACGACAGCCCCGGGTTGACGCCGTTGAGTGCGTCGGCGAGGGAGATGCCTACCCCGACGATGTTGCCCAACGTCGACGCCGCGCCGACGCCGACCTGTTCGCCGATTTCGGACAGCTGGTTCTTCAGGATGCCGAGCTGACCGTTGAAGGTCTGCGCCTCCTGCTGGGCAAACCCGCCGACGGTCTGCTGCAGAGCCGAAATCGTCCGCTCCATGTCGGTCGAGCCCTCGCCAATGGCGTCGACCTGGATGCCCATGCGCTGCAGCGCTGTGGTCGACCCGCCTGCGGCGCGCCCCACCGCCTTCGCGGCGGTCTCGAGGTCGATGCCCATCTTGCGGGACAAATCGACGACCAGCGGGGTGAGCGCCAGGACCTGGTCCTCGGTGTAACCGAACTGAATGAGGAGTGCCTCAACACCCTTGACGGCCTCGTCGTCGACGACCGTGCTGCCCATCAGCTGGTCGGCGAGGTCGCCGAGCGCCTTGCCGTTGTCGACGAAGCTCTGCGTCGAGTTGGCGATCGAGCTGTCGAGCTTGGCCTGGGCGACCTCGGACTCGCCGGCCATCGTCGCCAGCTTGCCCAGACCGATCGCCGCGACGGACGCTGCACCAAAGGTGGCGGCGCCCCACGTGGTCATGCGCCCGGCCATCTTCTCCAGGCGCTCGTCGGTCTTGCCGAGCTCACGTTCGGCGGCGGCCCCAGCCTTGTCCATGCCGGACACGAAGCCCTGCACGTTGGCGTCGATGAGGAACTCGAGGACCTCACGTGTCGTCGCCATCAGCGCTCCGCTTCCATCAACAGCTGCAGGTCACGCCACGAACACTGGCGAACCTGGGGTGGGGTCCATCCGTACCGGCGGGCCGCCCAGACGATCACGGCGTCGTCTGGTCGTCCGCCGTCGGAGGGTTTCCGTTCTCCCACATGGTCGGGAGCGTGTCGTCCTCGACGGCGGTGAACGCCGACAGGATGACCTTCGGGGTGATCGGCTCGACCGGCTTGTCGCCCGCCACCTGACAGCAGTGGCGATAGAGGGCGATGGTCGCCTTCCCGTGACGGGCTGGCTGCATGTACAGGTCGAACCACGACTCGAGTCCGGCGTCGCCGGCGAGCCGTTGGAGATCCTCGATGGGCAGGTCGTCCAGGCGAACGACCTGCCCGTTCGGGACAGTGCAGGCGAAGGAGAGCATCAGCAGGTCAGACCCGGTAGATGCTGGTGGCGGCGGACCAGTTGATCGTCCACTTCACGGCGTCGCCGACGCCGCCCTGGGTGGAGACGCCGTTGAACAGCGCCTGCCCGTACCAGTAGCCCTTCCCGGTCGGGACCGGGGACTTGGACGTGGCGTCGGTGTTGTCGACGTACAGGTAGAAGGTCCGGGCGATCCCGTCGGCGACGGTGTAGATCCCGTTGGACGCCGTGTTGAGCACGCCGTTCAGCGTCCCGGTGAAGTCGGACATGCCGGCGACGTAGGTCTTGACGTTCTCGCCGAGGACCGAGACCTCGACCTGGTCGCGCTGGCCGTCGATCGACCAGTCGGACAGGTTGCCCAGCTGTGATGCCGACCCGTTGGCAGCGGCCGACTGGTCGACCAGCAGCGCACCGAAGCGGCCGTGGATTGCGTTGGTTGCCATGTCGGCTTCCTCCTGGTTGGTTGGGGATCAGAACAGCCGGGCGAGAACCCGGGCTGCGTGGTTGGCGAACGTCCGGTCGGCGAGCGCCGCCCGTCCGGCTTCGACGGCGGCGTCGCGCTCGTCGGGATGGGCGAGCGCCCAGCGCACCTGGTCGACCATCTCGTCGGGCGAGGTGAACGTCGGGAACATCGACAGGACCTCGTCGCCCTCAGGACGGGGGTCTCGTGACAGCCACACCCCGCACATGACGGCCTCGACCTCGCGGGGTGAGATCGCCACGCCGTCGGCGTGGCTGTGGGACCCGTAGCTGTCGGTCCGGTAGACGTTGAACGTGGTGACCGCCCGCTGGTAGAGCGGCACGGTCTCGGTGGCGTTGTCGGTGCAGCCGTCGACGCCGACGTCGAGGACGCAGCGGCGCAACGGGTGGGCGTCGTCGAGGCCCTTCCACATCCCGGCGAGGTGCAGGTCGACCCCGGACCAGTCGGCCGAGGCGATCCACTCGATCCGGTTCGGGAACCCGGTGCCGACGAACAGGCAGTCGAGGTCCCGCCGCCAGTTGCCCGGTGTGTGTACCTCGGGCCGGTAGGCGTGCGGCAGGTAGAACGTCGGGGCGAACTGGCTGTACACCTCGGCGCCCTGCGGGTCGTTGACGAGGATCAGGTCCGGTTCGATCGCTGCGCACGCCTGCGCCTGGCCTTCGAGCTCGTAGGGGCACTCGGTGAGGACGAGCACCTTCTTCGCGTCGATGCGGGCGGCGAGCTCGTAGTCGAGGTCGTTGCCGGTGACGATCACCACGACGTCGGGTCGCAGCAGGTAACACTCGGCGAGCAGGTTGTACGTGACCGCCTGTCGGGCCTGCGTCGCCGTCATCGTCTCGCCGCGCACCTCGGCGGCGAGGAAGTAGCCGAGCTGCAGCGACAGGTCGAAGTACGCCGTGTCGACGCCGACCTCGCGCAGTCCGTCCACCCAGCCGGCGGCGACGTCGGCCACCGAGTAGGCCGCCAGCGGCCCGACGACGATGGCTCTCACTGGAACCGCTTGACCGTCTCGCGCGCCATCTGCAGGCGGTACCGCTCCCACGCAGGACGCTTCGCCTCGCGTCCGATGCGTGACCACAGGCGCGTCGGCCGGGTGCCGGGATGGTTGACGCCGTAGCGCATCTGGCCGTTGCCGAGCCGCAACGCCGGCGGGTACACGAGGCGCCGGCTGCCGCCGACCCGCTTCGTGTTCGCGCCCTTGTCGCGTGTCTGACGCTTCACCCGTGAAGGCTTCGGCACGATCCGGTGGGGCTGTGCGCCGAACTCGAGCATGTACCAGGGGCCGGAGACCCGAGCCCACCGGGGCCACGGTCGGGGTCGGATGATCGCCTTGACGTCCCGCTCGCCTTCGAGCTCGAAGCCGATGTTGAGCTTCAGTGGGATGTACTGGCCGTTGCGGTACCGCCAGTGCGACAGCTGCAGGTCGGAGCCGACCTCCTCGGCGAGCATCCGCAGGCCGACCTGCTTGAACGTCACGGCGGCGTTTTTGATCGCCCGCTTGTTGTTCTTACCGGCCATGCCGGTCGTGTCCTCGATCTTGCGGATCAGTTCCGCCGGCGACGAGGAGCGACCCATCAGAGCATCACCTGAACGCTGAACGCTGCGGCGTAGTAGGCGACGTCGGCGACCGTCGTCGCCTGGTAGTTGCCGGCGTCGGTCACGACCGTTGACGACACCACTCCGCCGAGCGACGGGTCGGCCTCAACGCAGGACCAGACCGACCCGTCGGCGCCAGGGGACAGGACCTCGTCGAGGAGTTCGACCTGGTCGACGTGTCGGTGCGAGACCAGAACGTTCACCTCGGCCTCTGCCATGTCGACCCGGGCGGCGGCCTGCGGCACGACCGAGAAGCCGGTGATGACGAACGCCGGGACCTCGACGGTCTCCGGTGGGAGCCGGTAGACGTTCCAGCCGGGGTAGGCGTCCTCAAGTGCGGAGGCCAGCGCGGTGCGGACCTCGCCGAGCGTCGCGGCCATCAGGCGAGTCCCACGTTGTCGGGGTGGCGGAACGGCTGGAGCAGCTGTCGGGCCCGGGCTGGCATCGACGACGACACCCGCACCACGCCGAACTCCGAGAAGCCCGCGACCATGAGCGGGGCGTCCTGCAGCTTCGCCAGTTCGGCGACGAGGATGCGTGTCGCCTGCTTCACCTCGGGCGGGACCGCCGGCCAGCCCCACGTGCCCGTGATGCGGATCAGACGCTCACGGCCGGACGCCGTCGGCGGCGACGGCAGCAGCGTCGAGGTGACGTTGCGCAGCTGCGTGTACGGCCACGTCCCCGGGGCTTGGCCCTGCACCGGTGCGAGCAGCTGGTACTGCGAAGCGGTCAGGGTCGACTCGTACACGCCGTCGTCGTTGTTGTCGTAGGCGACGGACGTGACCGACACGAGGTCGTTGAACGCCCCGAACGTCACCGTGTAGCCGTCGGAGTCGACGTCGAACTCCCGGGCGTCGGCGGACGCCTGGTAGAAGTGCCGCCCGCAGTGCCGGTCGACCATCCGCGACGCAGCGGTCACCACGTCCTCGAGCTCGTAGGTGTCCCGGGATTCGTTGCGGCCGACGTAGCTGACCGCCTCCTCGATCGTCAGGTACCCGTTGGAGATGCTCATCGTCTGTCGATCTCCTCGGGGCGGATCAGGTAGGCGACCTCGGGGGATGCCACGACGGCACGCCCGTGGTCGACGAAACGGCGGAACAACTCGAAGTCCTCACCCTTGAAGGTGAACGGGAACCCGGCGACGAAACCACCGAGTGACCGCAGTACCGAGGTGCGCACCGTCATCGCGATCGTCGTGTTGGCGAACTCGGTGAGCCACCCGGGTCGGGGGATCGGGCCGAGCTGCGGGTGCCAGGCGGTGTGCAGGATCAGGTCGGCGTCTGCGTTGCCCTCGAGCACCCGTCGGTAGACGTCGGGGACGAGCTCGTCGTCGTCGTCGAGGAACCCGACGAACGTCGTGTCGACCAGGTCAAGGCCGGCGTTGCGGGCGAGGCCGGCCGCACCGAACTGGCCGTGGACCTCGGCTGGCACCTCGGGGCAGTCGTCGGCGACACGAATGACACGTTGAGCGCATCGACACGCCGACCGGTCGGCGCGTTCCAGGGTGTCCCGGCCGATGGTCGGGATGACGATCGAGAGCGACGTCATCACCCGGTCACCGGTGGACGCCAGAAGAAGACGGCCGGCAGCAGCGCCAGCGGTAGCCAGCTCTCAGGGATCACGCTGCACGCTGCGAGCGCCACCACAGGCGCAGCCGGCGGCTGGTAGACCCGCACCGTGTCGGTCGCCACGAGCAACGCTGCGTAGCCGACTGCGAGCGCCGCCAGGAGCTGCCACGACGGCTCCAGCAGCGCCGCCACACCCACCGACCACGGTGCCACCATGAGCCAGAAGTTGCGCCAGCCACCGGCCTGCGCACGATGCTCGAACGCTGAGCGGACCGGATGATCGTGCACCCGGCGCAGCAGCGGCGTCGCAGTGATCGGGTCGATCTCCGGCCTGCGCACCAGGTAGGCGATCAGCGCCAGCGGCAGGACGACCAGCGGCCACGGCGACCACACCCACAGTGCGATCCAGACTGGCGACTGTTCCTTGATCGCGACGGCCCAGACGGCGAACACGAGGGCGAGGAGCCAGTTGCCATGCACGAAGCAGGCAGCCGAGGCAGCCGACATCGCCATCGCCGGAAGGTCGACCCCGACCGGCCACGTCGACTGCGGCTGCATCACCCCCGGCAGCGCCAGCACGAGCACCGCAGCGGCGATCGAGACCGGCCACGAGGCGTCCAGGCCACGCGCCCACAGAGCAACCGAGACGCCGAGCACCGGCCACGACAGCCCCCACACAACCCACCACGCTGCGAGGTCGCTGCCACACACCGACGGCAGCAGCCACCGCACGTTGAACGGGAACGCCACCGGGTTGCCGTCACCGGCCAGCAGGTAGCGGGCGGCGTCGGGACCGGGTCGAACGACGATCACGCTGCGAGCCCTCGGAGCGCCATCATCGCCTGTTGCAGGTCGTAGGTCTCCTCGTCCAGGAACACAGCGCCCTTGTCGTGAGTGGTCTTCACGCTGGTGTCGACGTGAATCGGGAACCCTTCGCCGGCGGCCTTGGCTCGCAGGCAGAACGACAGGTCCTCGCCGAACTCGGTCCGGCCGGTCGGGCCCTTCGGCACGATCACCTGGTCGAACGGTCGGAACGGCGACGTCGTCTGGATCGACTCGAAGACCCGCCGGTGGATCAGCACGCAGGCGGCGCCGGTGGCGTCGACTTCGACCAGCTGGTCCCGTGGGTAGTCGAACAGCGGAACGAAGCCGACCTCGTCGTCGGTTTCGTGCATCCGGTACAGCGTCGGGACGCACCGGTAGCGGCGGGCGTACAACGGGCCGGGGCCGTCGGACTTCTGCGCGAACGCGAGCCCGCCGACGATCGGCCGTTTCACCGGGTCGGCCGCTGCGAGCAGTCGCTCGACGACGTCCGGGGCGAAACCCATGTCAGCGTCGATCATGAGCAGCCAGTCGGCGGCGTCCTGTTCGACGGTGATGCGCGCCAGTTCGTTGCGACCGGCGTGGATGTGCGCTGCGCCAGTCTCCTTCGGCGCCACACCGAACGGGTGCGAGACCAGGTGCTGACCGTGGGCTGCGTCGTAGAACAACAGCTCTCGCACCGACGCCGAGAAGCAGTGCGACTCGTGGCCCGGGTGCAGGTAGCCGAAGATGACGCGGTCGCGCTTCACGACTTACGCCTGGTGGAGCGCCGTTCGCCGGGGCGAGCGGTTGCTTCCTCCACGTCCGCAGCGAACAGCCACGCGAAGTCCCGCACCAGCGGGTCGTCGCGATCGAACGCCTGGTCCTCGCGCACGAGCACTGGCACCCCGTTGTGGGTGACGACACACGTGCGCGTCGCGTGCACCTTCGACACGGCAGACTCCCTTCGCAGCAGGCGGGGCGGCAGGCGTGAGGGACGGACGGCGCCTGCCAGGCCGCCCGCCCCTCACGGTCGAACTCGACCTCGGATCAGGCCGAGGTCTTGTCCTGGAGGAGGCGGAACGCCGTGTCGACCACGACGTCGGCGCCGGTCCGCCAGTAGGCGTACCAGCCGCGCCGGCCGTCCGGCAGGTTGTTCGCCGTGTTGAACATCTGGGGGATGTACTCGACGGCGAAGCTGCCGGGCTTGTCGACGATGACGTAGTTCTGGAAGTCACCGAAGACGATCCGGTTGTCCCGGACGGTGGTCGTGGTGGTCGACGGGGCGTCGTCGGACTCGACGACCGGCCGGCCGTAGAGCTGCGTCGCCGTGCCCTGCGTCAGCTCGGTGGTGAACTTGTTGCTCACTGCGCTGCCGAGGTTCTGGATCTCCAGCGCCCAGATCGGGTGCATGAGCCAGGACGACCGGCTCCGGTATCGGACCGGGACCGAGCGGTAGACCTCGTCAAGGTCCTCCTTGAAGATCGCCGCCGCCGTGTCCGACACGATCTCGACGTTCGTGTTCGCGTCGAGCGCCGTGAACACACCGGTCGGCTGGTTCGTGCCCGAACCCGTCGCGTGGGCTGCGCCCTCGAGGCGGTCGCGGGAGTCGGCGAACATGGCGAGGATCTCGGTCTGGAGACCGGCGATGTCCTCGGCCGCCTCGATCGACGCCATCACGAACGCCTGCGCCTTGTGCACCGGGATCGACGGCTGCTCGAAGGTCGGGCTGTCGTCCGAGACCTCGGTGAGCTGGGCGTCGAAGCTGGCGGTGACGCCGGCCGACGTGATGCCCTGCCAGGAGGTGTCGCCGGGGCGGGTGAGGGTGACGACCCGGGAGATCGCCCGGACGGAGTTGGAGCTGCCGTCGTTGGAGAGGATCACCGTCGGGTCGAGGTGCGTCGGCACGAGGAAGTTGCCGTTCGCGTTCGTGACCGTGGAGAGCGCGGTGCGCTCCTCGGGGGTCAGCTGGAACTCGCGACCGGTGACGACCTTGCCCCACGCCGACTCGTACACGTCGCTCGAGCGGGCGATCAGCTCGCGCGCCCATGCGGTGTCGGAGCGGTGGCGCAGCACGAGCTTGCGGACGTGCGCCATGTCCTCGGGGCGCTCGACTTTCGGCTCGAGGCTCCGGGTGACGGCGTCGGCGACCTGCTGCGGGGTGGCGCTGCGGTCGTTGTAGACGTCGGTCGGCTCGGGCTTCGAGATCACCTGCAGCGAGGGCCGGGTGGCGCGCTCGGCGGTCCGCTCCTCGATGGCGACGAGCTCGGCCTCGCGGGCGTCGAGCGCGGACAGCTTCTCGTCCAGCTCGACGACCTCGGCCTGACGGCCGGCGATCTCGGCGTCGTCCTCGGTGCTCAGGGATCGGGTCTCGTCGAGGGCGGCGGTGGCGACGGCCTCCATCGCCTCGACGGCGGCGGTGCGCTGCTCTTCGAGCTTCTCGCGCTCGGCGCGCAGCAGTTCCAGTGCCTTCATGTCAGTACCTCTCAGTGTCGTGGCCGCACGCGAAGGGCGTGGGCCAGTGCGAGTACGGCGCGCGGGTCGCGGCCGTTGGGACCCGAGGTGTCCTCACGGACGGCGTCGGGGGTTGGCGTCGAGGTGTCCAGGTGGACGGCGTCGACGCCGAGTTCTGCGAGCAGCGCTTGACGCTGCGTGTCGTCGAGTCCGGCGAGCAGTGAACGCACGCCGACCGATGTCGCCTCGTAGGCGGGGAACACGACGGGTCCGAGCTCGAACAGCGACAGCTCCCGGATGGTGCGCAGCGGCGTGTCGCGGGTCTCGTCCCAGCTCTCCCGGGTGACACGGAACCGGAACGACATCCCGTCGATCGCGCCGCCGGCGATGGCCTGGCGGATCGGCTCGACCCGGGGGTTGTCGAACATCGTGGCTCGCACGAACAGGCCGTGGTCGTCCTCACGGATCGACTCGATCGCAGCGATCGGCACCGAGCCCGTGGCGATGTCGTGGCCGTGGTCGAACTGCATGACCGGCTTGCGTTCGCTCAGCGTCTTCGTGAACGCACCCCGGGAGATCTGCTCGTCGAACAGTCCTTCCCACGAGTCGATGCGGGTCGGAGTGTCGAACACGGCGGCGTACCCCTCGAGGGTGAAGCCGTTGTCGTCGGTGGCCCGGGTCGTGAAGGGTGCGGCCCGCGTGAGCAGGGCCTTCGGTGCGTCAGGCATTGGGAGCCTCCGGGATGATGTCGGGTGAGTCGTCCGGCGAGTCGTCAGGGTCGTCGCCGCTGACGGGGAACGCTCGGTACGGCGGCCACAGGTACTGGTCGCCGGTCTCGATGGGTGCTTCGTCCTCCAGGGCCCGGACCTCGTTCACGCTCATCCAGCCGTTCCGTAGCGCGGTCTGGTAGGCGGCGAAGCGGCCGTCGGTGTCGGAGCGGAGGAACGCCGCCCGGTTGAACCGAGCGAACTGCGGACGTGGCAGCAGGCGGGTCAGCGCCTTCTCGATGCGGACCAGGTGACCCTCGAGCGAGTGCTTCAAGTACGCGAGGTCGGCCTGGCTGACGTTGGCGTAGGTGACGGACTGGCCGGACGTGGCGGCGTAGACCATGGACGGAGGCACCCGCCAGAAACGGCACGCCTCCTCGGTGGTGAAGCGCATGAGGTCGATGAACTGCGAGTCGTTCGGATCGACCATCAACGGCTCAAAGCTCAGGCCCGAACCGACGACCATCGGCTCGCGATTGCCGCGCACGGCGTTCAGGAACGAACGCTTGATGCCCTGCGCCTGCTCCTGAGTCAGCTCCTGGTCGGAGCGGATCAGCCCGCCGGGATGGCCGCCGTCGCCGAAGAACCTGCTGCCGAAGTCGCGAGCTGCGACCGCGGCGCCGATCGTCGAGCGGGCCCGCTGCACAGGGGAGTCGGCGAACGGGCTGCCGGGACGCACGAACCTGCCGGGCAGATGCCACAGGTCGCCGAACGGCCACAGCTGGCGGTCGACGTTCTTCACCGTCACCGTCGGGATGCCGTCGACGATCCGACGGTTCAGCACCTCGTCGCTGTCGACCAGCTCGATCGACGTCGGCAGGCCGTTTGCCGAGAATCCGAGGATCTCGCCGAACGCGTTGCCGTCGGTCAACAGCGCGAACATCAGCTGGTAGAGCCACACGTCCTGGTCGACCAGCGGCGACGGCTCCCGGATGATTGACGGTGACGGCATCACCGGAACCCGCTGGGCGCCGACCTCACGCACGGCGTCGAGCGGCAGCGCCGACACCGACGAGGCGAGCGTGTCGATGCACGCCGAGCTCGCGGCGTGCGTCAACGCCGTCGACGTCGACACCGGCACCGGGCTGTAGGCCGACAGGCTGTCGGTCCACAGGTGGGCGTAACGCCCGAGGCTGATCGTCGAACGCTCCTCGCTGGGAGTCGCCGCACGTCGGAACAGTCCCATCAGTCCTCCAGGACCCAACCGACAGCGAACAGGGCGACACCGGCGACGAGGAGGCCGAGGGGCAGCGAGACGAGGAACGCAGCGCTCGACACGGCCACGAGGCCGGCGAGCTCGAGCAGCGTGGACAGCAGCTTCACCAGGTCCCCGATCAGTAGGCGAACACCGGGCCGGGCGACTCGGGCTCCTCGCGTTCCAGCACCGTCGCCCCCCACAGGGCGAGCGTCACCGCCACCAGCGGCGAGATGTCGACCGTCGACGACGACCTCGACCACGCCCACGCGTCGCCGAGCTTGCGGACCGCAGCCCCAGCGACCGCAGCGTCAAGGTCAGGTTGCGACGAGTGGCGCACCTGACGGTTCGTCACTGCGTCGAAGATCCGCCCGCACGCCGCAGCCATCTGACGTCCACTGGTGCGAACGACCCGCACCCCGGCAGCTTCCAACTCCGGGACCAGCGACGACGCCGGGCCGGCGTCGTCGATCACGAACGCGACCGGCGTGTGGGCGTCCCACATGCGGATGCACTCGGCGACGATCCACTCGGTGCCCGACTGGCGGGCAGCGATCTCGAACGTCGAGCCGTCGCACACGCCGATCGTGCCGACCGTCCGATCAGGCGACACGTCGACCGCAAAGGTCAGATCCTCGCCGTCCGGTGAGCTCTGACCGGCGCACGCCGCCCAGCTCCTCGCCGGGATCTTGCTTGCGAACGCGTTGGCCGTCCACCGGTTCAGGTAGGCCCGCTCGAACTCTGCCGGCTCTTTCGACGCCTGCTCGGCAGCGATCGCCGACTCGGGGATCGTGCGGCCCAGACTCGGGATGCACGACCACCAGGTCTCCGGGTCCGACGGATCATCGTCGGCCGAAGCGGCCCACTCGAAGTACGCCAGCCCCGTCGTCACGTCGTCACGCACTGCGTCGCGACCACGCTCAACCTTGGACAGCAGGTACGTCGAGCGGGACGTCCCCGCCGTCGAGATCACCCACATCTGCGGCTCGGGCCGCGTAATCATCGCCGGGCCGAAGCCCTGGTCGAGTCGGAAGTCCTCAAACTCCCAGCACTCGTCGATGACGCACAGGTCAAGGCTCTTGCCGTGACCCGCCCGGTCGGTCGGCGCAACGACCTCGTGGAGGCTGCCGTTGCGCCAGCGCACCGCCTCCTCGCCGTTCGAGTAGCGGATCGTGTAGCCGGCCGAATACGGCGACGCCTCGAGCATCGGCACCTGGTCGTTCTTGAACTTCGCCCGGGCCGCTGCGCCGTCCTGCGCAGTGAAGATGATCCGCGCCCCCGGGTCGTGCAGCGCACGCCAGACCATGAGGCTGAGACTGAGCGTCGTCTTGCCGCACTGGCGCGGCACGGTGACCACCACTTCCCGGTGCACCAGCAGGCCGGTGTCCGGGTCGTACTCCAGCGCCGTGTCGACGACCTGTCGCTGCCAGGGCATCAGCGGTGTGCCGAGGTGCTCGGCCACCGTCGCCACCTGGTCGCCCCAGGTCGGACGATCAGTCCGACGGGTCGCGAACCGCGGCGGACAGCTCGGCAGCGAGGAGGTCGAAGGCATCGCCGGCACCCTCCAGAGGTTCGAGTCGGGCCAACGTCATGCGCAGCTCCCGCACCAGCGGGCCGGACACGTCGCCGGCGTCGAGGGCCTTCGCCACCGTGGTCGCCAGCGCCGCCAACGGTTCCATGTCGGGCGACCAGTCGTCGTCACCACGCCGAGTGGTGATCCACTTGCTGACGGCCTTGGCGATCACGGCGACCCCGCTCCTGCATAGTCATGCGTCAGCCTGTGGACAACCCGGCCGGAGAGAGGCTGGGTGGGC